GTTTCCCAGTCACGATCATAAAAACATTATTACACTAACAAGACCCCCTATAATCAGATAGGTTATCTCTATCTTTTCTAACATCTTTCTTATTTCCTTGTGTATTTCTTACCACATAAATCTACAGCTATTTTAGCAATATGATAGAAAGGCCACAACATTCCATCAATCTTGGATATTCTTTTAAGCTCTTTATTTGCAGTATAAAACACAAGTACTCTATCAAAGTCAGGTATTAAACATTCTCTCAATATCTGAAAAAAAACATCATGAGCGCAGCTAGATCGCATAAATGATGGAGTATCTAAAGTAGGGCCGCTTGGGCCGTCCCAAGCATAGCCAGCAAAAACTAATAAACGCCCATCTTTATATAAAACAAAGTAATCAGTTACAATTTTATAACCTATTACTTTTGTTTGAATTGATCTATCTTGTATCATTTTGTATTTATAAACAAGATGATCTATCTCGATATAATCAATATCTTGTATAAATCGATGGGCGTATCTTTTAGATATTCTACGCCTTAGATACCTCAAAATACCCATAGCTAACTAAGTGTAAATTTGTCCACGGTCAATAGTGGTTAGGCTTGTACTGGCAGAAATAGTATTACCTGTATATGAGGCTGTAGAGTCTACAACTCTATAACCATAATCAGCCGTGCCGCTTGTATTAATTGCGGTATATGTGCCTTTTAGTGTAGCCCCAACACATACCGATACATCTGTTGCCAATCCAGTCGGGCAAGTAATATCTACATCAGATAAAACCATGTTTCCCCGATTTTGGGATTGTACACCATAGACTTGTGTACCTGTTGTTGTCGCATTTGATACAACGCAATCATTAAATGATACTGTTGACTCAGTAACAAGTACAGCAGCACTTTTATTCGTTGCTCCGGATACAGTCATTTCAAATTCAATATCACCAAAAAGAACAAATTGACTATCGGTAACTTGCACTAAATACCTTTCAGCATCTGCATTACTATAAGGCGGGAACTCTTCATAAGGCTTAGCCCCTGGCCCCGTAAATTTAACCGCTTTAGGTGCTGGCTGTGCAGGCCCCTTATGAATGACAAGTCCACCCCCAGCATAACCTTTCCATGTCAAAATTTCATTAGAAGCGCCAACATATGTATCCGCTTCATAATCATAAGTTAAAATTACACCTCTTGGTATATAAGTGCCACGGTCATCCCATAGAGTTTGAATGTCTGAAAATGTTGCACCGGCTGGAACTGTTATTGTCCTGCTTTCAAATTCTGCACGACCTATATATTTAGTTAAAGCTTCTAAATATTGTGATGATTGGGCATTATCAGGTGTATTTGTTGGAGTTATATCAGCAGATTGTAATAGAGCTTGCTGAAATCCGAATAAATCATTTACAATAGGTGCAGTCCACGGAGTACCCGTATTATCACCTGGTGTAGTTACATTCTGAGCACCGCCATAGGGATAATTTGCATCCGGTGTAGTTGTTTGTGTAGGATAGCTCGCATTGGGATTTAAAGCCATTTTTAATTTACTCCTTTAACCATTTTGAGTGTGTTACGTTCGGCCAATCCAAACGCCATATATTGTGATTTATTCCATTAGTGTGATATATGTCGAAATCCCTATCATTATCAACATCTAATGAATTTATAAATTTGTATCTTTCATTTATTCTATTTAAAATATATCCATTCCAATAAATATTAAATTGTCCTTGCACTTGATAATTTTTATACATTTTCCATATTTTAAAAACTTTATCAGTGCCAGACCTCATAGACCATAAAGCATCGGTATAGCCGTCATTATCATAATCCCCTATAACTTCAGGGTAAGCATGAGAATTATTTGTTGTGTGACCATATAAAGCTTGTAGAGCCATCTTTACACCAAACAAACGCAGTGATCGTGCGTCAAAATGGCCTAAATCATCGCGATACTTAGTAAGGTCATCAGTCCCAACAAGCTTTAATTTATTCTCTTGATTCAATTGGAGCTGTGCCGCTTGAACAATTTCATTGCCTTCTATGGATTCTTGAGTTCCAATAGCATCCGAAAACCTAAAAGATACTTGACCGGCAATAAATAAACCTGAGCAAATTTCACTTTTTACACGATCTATAAAATCTGAAAGTAGATCATAATACTGATTAGCTCTTTGAATTGTTATTGATTCAGTTTCTCCCTGCATCCATAAAAAAGCTGTAGGTGTACGACCTGTCAAAGCAACTTCATCATGGAGCCTATCATATAAATCTGCTTGCCAATTATTATTTATTTGATGACCAGCCATAAGGGAAGACCCACCCCAACCATATTTTATGAAATAAACCGGCCTTTGTGTTTTATCTCTAATAACTCTTAAAGCTGCCAATTCTGGCCCCCAAAAACCGGTACGGTCAAAAGGATAACCATGCAATGCTTCTGCCCTAAATACATGGTTATTCTCAAGAGGATTAAGATTAGTAACAAATTTATTTTGCACCCAATCCCAACCCCAAATACTATCTGTATCTAAATCAGATAGGCATAGATCCTCAGATTTGCCTTGACCACTCATGTTAGATTGACCGGCAAATACATAGAAGTCTTGAGCACAAGCCGCACTTAATGTTAATATTAAAAATAAAAATACCCTTTTCATAATTATCTTACTCCGATTCTATATCTAATTTTTCGGCTTCTTGTTTCGCAATCTGATCTTTATATCCTTGACTTTTTTTTAAATCTTCAAGACTTTCAAACTCTTGGATATTGGTTGCCCCGTTTGGTACGTCGCAACGCATAGGTTGCGCTCTGTATAAACTATTAAAAATATATGATATATGTTTCCTCATTATGACACCTTACTAAATGCTATTTGTTGGTAATACTCTTCATCCGAGTTACTTGGGTTAATTGCCGGTTTCGAGACGGTTAAAGTACCCTCTGCGTAAAGGTTAATCACTTCATTTGTGGTCGTTGTGGTAAAATATATTATATCCGACACCTCAAGCCCCTTGCCTATGGTTGATGCAGGTACAGGTTTTTTTATACCTCCAATGGCAGTACCGCTAGTATTTCGTATCCAGTACTGTACTTCGCCAAGAGTGTTGCCCTCGCCTGAGTCAGTTAGGAACGCCGCATACGTCCCCGCATCAGGAAATGTAAAGTCATTTCCGGATCTGGTTACAAATCCTTGGGTTTTAACAGTGTCGTTAAACGTCTGTATAGTTGCTACCCCTGTTATAGAAGTCCCTGCCACTCCAGCTGATTGCACGTCTCTAAAAATAGCTTGAGGTAGACCTCCACCCCCTATAAAATCACTTAAATTAGCCATTATACGTAAACCTCCCAGTTTGTACCGCTTAGGTTTGCTATTAAATTAAATTCTGTTTTATTTACATCGACATTAAAAGATGGGTCACCTTCAATAGTGTCTGATCCATCTGGATTTACTAAAAAATCATTTACTTGATCATTTCTTACAATGGTGATAACTTCACCATCAGTAGTAATTGCTGGCAACGTTCTTGCAGCAGTTCCAGAACAAATATATTTTCTACCTGAATCTAAAGTACCACCGGCTAAATTTCTTATGAAATTGGGTTGCACGCCTAAGGCTAAAAGGTCATTTACTAAAACCCTACCTTCTGCATTGCCTGCATTGTTTATACCATATAAATAATCATCAATTGCCGGAGTTTTTACCGGCCTACTATTTAACGTTGCCATTTATTACTCCTCAACAAAATTAAATATTTCATTATCTAAAAACTCAAAAGGATCATTGTTTATAAACTCAAATTCAGATCCAACAAAATCCACTAAAACGCCTATCCATAATTGTAATGGACATATCTTTAATAATAAATCCTCAAACTCTTCTTTTCTAGTAACTGGAATAGTTGCCTTATCTGGAAATGTTTCAGCGCCAAAATAAACGAAATAAGGCCATTTATCTGAGTCTTCTGACCCTGGTATAATGTATTCTTTTTGCTTAAAGAAAACTTCGTCAAAATCGCCACACTGTGCTCTAGGCTCGCCCGCTGCTGCTTCTATCTCTCCACATAATGGTATAAGTTGCAATTCAGTAAATGAGACTTTATTAACTAGAGGATAGCCTGTAGAATAATCTAATCTTTCCCCGCATTGTGCTAATGGCTCGCCGCATTGTGCTACATCTTCACCACATGCAACAATATAAGCTTGACCGCCTTCGACTAAATAATTATTTGGATTTCTAGGGATAGCGCAAGATTTAACGCCTGTAACTGGCTCTGTTCCTGGTGTCCACCACTCATGTATATAAACGTCAAAACCCGCAGCTTGTAAAGTATCCTGTATGTATCTCGGATCTTGACCGCCTAAAGCTTTCCAAGTTGCATCAAGTCTATCTCTTCTTTCTTGTTCAGTTAAATCGCCAGCGGGTAAAGCCCATTGATCCTCCCACAAGTCAAGCTCTCTTGTTGTTTGCGGGAAAATATCCAACCAAACTAAATCGGCAAATAATTTAGTATCGCTTATTATGCCTGTTAAGCCATCGAATAAAGCAGTTAGCTTTTTATTGGCCGAAAGCCTCCAAGATTTAGCATTAGGTAAAAGATGCTTGTATATGTTTAAAAAATTCATTATGCAAAGACAACCCCAGAATCATTTAACTTTGCTTTTTCGCCTTCTTGTAATTGGTAAATATTTACGCCAGATCCATTTGTTTGCACTAGGACACCGGCAAAAACTCCACCATTTGCAGAAACTATATCGTCAACAATTCCACCTACACCAGTATTAGTAATTCTATCTAATCTAGGCAATATGCTCAATCCTGCAATAAAAGGCTCACTGTTGGTAAAGTATTCAGCTACAGCTTCATTAATTTGCTGCTGTACTGTTGCTGAATCTTCTACATCTAATCCAGTAACAGTAACGTCAAATACACGTCTTGTTATAGGTAATGAATTAACAAGTGCGCCCGCTGGCCTTCTGCTTGCTAAACCATTTTCATTAAGCTCTATAGAGTCTTTAACAGCTTGTAATTGTGCTGTGGTTGGTATGCCATCCGGTGAGCCACTTGAGGCTTCTGTCGCTTCTGAATATACATCTACCTGCCCAGGACAATCAGAAGTATAGGGATAAACGTTTATTATACCTGCCACCTCTTCGCCCCAGTCCTCATAGTCAGCATATGCGCCGCCTTGTGGACGCTTCTGGAACTTATCAATTATTCTTTGCCTATAAAATTCTGTACCCTCTTTATCGGCAGCGGTAACTGTTTGAGATATAACAACAGTTTCACTTGCTACATTTGGCAATGGATTAGCAAAATTTAAAATTTCACTTGGATTTAAATTACCAATAACACCAGCACCACCACCCCCAGACTGGTCAGCCACGGCTAAAACTTCAACATTTTTTGTAGGGGCATCAAGATTAACGGCTGTTAAAGTTAGGTAAGTTACGCCATTAGTCGCCCCGACTAACTGAGCGCCACTATTTAAAGTTCCAGTTTGATTCTCTACAGTAATTTGAATGTTTAATTGTGCATTAGTTGCCGCCACTGGATCACCTTCGCCAACTAAACGACCCCATTCTATAAGAGGAGAAACAATTTGACCATTTATTTCTGTCTCTTTAATACTGGCAGTTTTAACAAAAATCTGTAAAAATATGAAACCACAATATTTATAAAGTAATGTAAATACAGCCGCTAATGTTTTGGCTAATACCCTCAAAAAACTTTTAGGTAAAAGCGGTATAGATTGACCTATAGAACTTTCCAATTGTGCAATGATATTATCATTTATTTCTTTTGTCGTCGGTGTTGAAAGTGCCATTTTATAAAACCTTAATTATCTGTAGTGCCGCCACCGGCTATCCAATTTTCTGTAAAATTAAATTCTGATTCGTTGCCTTGAGCTAAAATTGTAATAGCGATATTTACGCGATTAACATTAGGAATAGTTGCAGTTACTTCTATAGAAGACGCCGTATTATTATCTAGCATCCATTGTAAATCCCGTAAAACGGCCTCTTCGATTCTCAATAAGTTAGAGCTAACTGAAGGTATAGACCTCAATAAATATTGTGTTTGACTTCTATATTGAAATGCTTTGTCATTCTCAAGAATATTGCCCCAGTAATTGAGACTCGTATTCTGTGACCCGTCATCTTGTTCATTCCCGCCAAACAGTGACAAATAAGCAGCAGTATCTAAACCACCAGTTAGGCTGACAATTCCATTCTCTATGCAAATTTCACCGTCATCATTCGTTTGAAATAAATATACATCACTCATTTAATTATTTGGCCCCGTATTACTACTACCAGACTGTACTCCACCATGTGTATGGCTGTTAAGCTCTTTATTATTAAGTACCAATGAATTAGGCGCTGTTATATCGCCGCTACTATCTATAATTACACCATTGATATTAACATTACCACTTGAATCTATTTTAATAAAACCTGATCCATTATCAAAATCAACATCACCATTACTTGCTATGCTTATAGTTCCCAAACCATTAGTTAAGGCTATTTTACCATTTTCAAAAAGTGTTGCAGAGGCTACAGCGTTATTTAATAAAATTTTGCCAGTTTCAAAAAATGTCCCCTCAGCGATAGAATTATTAACTTTAATTATTCCTTCAGGGGTGATAGTCGCAAATCCAAATTCATTGTCTATTTGAATGTTTTTATCATTCTTTAGCCAAACTTGAGAAATTGATTCACCGCTTTCATTTCTAGCGTAAATCCTCTTTCCACCTGCTAAAGTTACTGGCGTGTTTATTGGGTCATGATAACCAACAGCAGACATGCGACCGGTTTGTATTTGGCTCAAAGCCGCTACATAGTCACCAACTAATGGGTATGAATCATCACCAGGAGCGGAAAAATGCTCAAGAGTTTTTAAAGGTCTGCCACCAATATCGACTTTTACGTCACTTATCGGAGTATTAAAACGCTGAGTTCTGACAAATGATAAAAGTTTACTTACTAATCCCACGGCATTGACTCCGGCACTTTACCGGAAAAACTTCCCGGTATAACTAAATTTATTACTGCTTTTGTAGCTGTAGAAGTTCTAATAAAATTTACACCACGAATTAAAAATGTATAGGGTTTAAAGATCATCGCATCAGGAGCTTTTAAAGATATAAAGTCCCCTACTTTCCATAATTGACCGGAAGATGTACGCCATGTATTAACTTCTACTGAGTATTCTACTGCATTTGCAAACATGTATCCGGCTTTGGCTTCTGCCGCTTCCTGAACTTCGGCGATATTTGTTGAATCATTTGAATAAAAAGTGTAAGGTCAATTATGGAAAGT